AGATGAAAATCAGCGCCAGGTTGATAACATGAATATGTTATTGGGCGGCGTGTCTGCTGGGTTCGATGGCCTGGCTAATATTGTTGCGAAGGCTGCTGGTGACAACAGTTCGGCTTACAAGGTGCTATTTGCCGTTAGCAAAGGATTTGCTGTTGCTCAGTCTGCACTAAATCTTCAATTAGCAATATCCAATGCTATGGCATCAGGGCCTTTCCCATGGAACCTTGCCAATATGGCTTCAGTGGCAGCCGCAGGCGGTGGACTAATATCAGCCATCGGAGGGATTTCCTATAGTGGCGCTCGTTATAACGGCGGTCCGGTATCTGCTGACTCCATGTATCGTGTGGGCGAGAAGGGAAAACCGGAGATCTACCAGGCCAGCAACGGTAACCAGTTCATGATCCCCGGTGACAACGGGCGGGTGATCAGCAATAAAGACATGCAGGGCGCTGGTGGTGGTCAAGGTGGCGGGGTGGTGATGAACGTGGCTTTCAACATTCAGACTACTGGCGGTATTGATGAGGCCACTCAACGGCAGATGGCGCTGATGATGGAGAACGTGGCTATGCGAGTAGCTGATCGGGAAAGTAGGCGTCAAGGGGGGATTCTTCAGAGGCGGAAATAGCCCACGAATATTGAATTGCAAAATAAATCCGCTGCGGCGGTTTTTTTTCATCTGGGGATACATATGCCAGAAACATTTACATGGGTTCCGCAAGCCGGATTCCAGGTTTCGCGTGCGCCAAATGTGGCCGTAGTGAAACTTGGCGACGGTTACGAACAGCGGCAGGTCAAGGGTATCAATCCACTGCTGGATAAATACACCCTGACATTCAAAGGCTCCAACGGCGCATGTGACAGGCCAAACCCCGTTGTCGATGCAGAGTTTTTTTTAAAGGCCAGGATGGCGGTAGAGTCATTTTATTGGACGCCACCGGATACCGAGCGGCGAGCGTTGTTTGTTTGTCGTAGTTGGTCAATGACAAAGAATCGCGGCTATTACGAATTAACAGCCGATTTTGAGCAGGTGATTCGATGAGAGACATTCCAGCAGAACTCATCATAGAAAGCGTGGACGCAGGCGTTGGGGCGATGATTGACCTGTTTGAGGTCGATTTGCAGCCCTTCGGCGGTGAAGTAGTGCGTTTTCATTCTGGCGTTAATGCCAACTACAGCGACGTTATCTGGCAGGGACGACGATACTCGGCCTACCCGATGAAGGTTGAAGGGTTTGAAACCAAGTCAGAGGGGGTCTATTCGCGTCCCACCATGTCAGTTGCCAATATCACCGGACTTATCACTGGCATTAACAGTGATTTTGACGACGCGCTTGGAGCGACCGTTACACGTCACCAGGTGCTGGTTAAACACCTCGATGCGGTTAACTTCCCGAACGGTAACCTTGATGCCGACAGCACGATGGAAGCGGTATCCCGGTATGTTATCGAAGAGATGGCGGAAGAAACCTTTGAAGAGGTGACGTACAACCTTGCTACCCCGGTGGATTGTGATAACGCCATTATTCCAGCCCGCACCATTTTGGCTGACGTTTGCCAATGGATCTACAGAGGTGACGGGTGCGGGTATAGCGGCCCGCCCGTCGCTGATGAAAAGGATAACCCAACAACCGATCCCGCCAAGGATAAGTGCTCGAAGTGTCTGCGTGGTTGTCGATTCCGATACCCGAAGCCCACTCCGTTGAAGTTTGGCGGATATCCCGGCGCGGCCAAGGTGTCATGATGGTTGAGCAAGAATGTATTGCGTATGCGGCCGGCGCGTCACAAGAGGTCTGTGGGCTGATCGTCGACAATCGCCGGCTAAGGCGCTGCCCAAACGCGCATCCTGAACCGGATAAGCACTTTAGGATTGATGACAGAGACTGGCTGGAAGCAGAGGCGGCGGGAGACATCACCGCCGTTTTTCATTCCCACCCTGGCAACAATTTAGCGCTGTCGGGCGCGGACAGAGTCGCACAGATTGCTACCGATTTACCCTGGTGGTTGGTCAGCGCAGGAGCGCTGCGAAAATATCGCCCCGTGCCGCACCTGCTTGGTCGCAAGTTTGAGCACGGCGTGATGGATTGCTACACGCTGTTTCGCGACGTTTATCACCTGTGCGGTATCGACCTTCCTGATTTTGAGCGTACCAATGGCTGGTGGGCAAGAGGGGAAAATCTCTATATCAAAAATATGGCGATCAATGGTTTTTACCAGGTCACGCCGGCAGACATTATCCCCGGCGATGTGATTATCCGTCGTGCATTCCCTGAGTCAGATCCCTGTCACGCCATGATTTACCTCGGCGACAATACCGTTTTGCACCATGAAAACGCCGGTTTATATAGCCGTCGTGAGCCATACCGTCAGGCTTATGTACGGCTGACGCATTCCATCTGGAGGCATCAGCAATGCTCGTCTTTAAATTTGCGGGCGCTCTACGGCGACATTTCCGCCAGATCGCTCTAAACGTCGAAACCCCCTCTCAAGGCCTGCGTTTACTTCTCTCTCAAAATCCGGCATTCAAGCGTGACTTTTACCGCTCCAGGCTACGTGTGCGCGTGGCCGGTACTGATATGCAGGCTGACGAGGTGGAATTTCATCTGAACAGAAGGCTGCAGGATGGCTCAACGGTGTTGTTCGTGCCGGTGGTTGAGGGGGCGCTCGGCCTTACGGTTGCTGCGTGGGTGGTAATCGGCTTAACGGTGGCCGCCACGGCTTATTCACTGTATCTGACCTCGACAATGAAAACCAAAACCTCGGCAGAGTCAGCGCAAGACAACTCCATTACCAACAACTCATTCACCAGCGCAGAAAACCGAGTAGGACAGGGGAGGCCTGTGCCGGTTTTGCTGGGGGAAATGGTGGTGGGGAGCAACGTAATCAGTCTCGGCATCGACACATCGAACAATAAAGATTGGACTGAATCAATCAGTTAAGGTGAAGGCATGAGCTCAGGCGGCGGTGGGGGCAGCACCCCTACACTAATCAACGACAACCTCACTTCAAAGCAATTTTACCGGGTTCTTGACCTCATATCAGAAGGCCCTATCTACGGGCCTGTTGACCAGGAACATCTCTCTTCATTCATGCTTAACAAAACGCCGGTGACGGATACGCAGGGCAACGCGATTATCAATGGCGTCAGCGTAGCCTGGCGTCCTGGATCTGAAGGGCAGCAACCGATTAATGGTTTTGACGCCATTGAAGCAACAACCATTGTTAACAACGAAGTGAAATTTGATACCCCGTTGGTCCGCACGATTACGGATACTGATGTAGACCGTGTGCGGGTCAATCTCGGCGTAACAAGCCTGGTAGAACAGGATGAGAAAGGAAATCAGAAACCCAACACCTCCGTCACCATGGTCATCGAGGCGCGCTCTGACAACAATGCTTTTCAGGTAATCAAAACCGTCACTATCACCGGTAAAATTTCCGGCCAGTACCTGGAAGCACATGTGATTGACGCTCCCGAACGCAAGCCCTTTGATATTCGGGTGCGTCGAATCACGCCAGACAGCAGCGGTGACCTGCTGAATAACGGCACTATCTGGAACAGTTTCACGGAAATTTCAGATTACAACCTGTCCTACCCCTATGCGGCGATTGCCGGCGCAGTGATTGACCGCGACCAATACACCGATACGCCAGCGAGAAATTATCACCTTCGCGGTCTGATTGTTGATGTTCCGGATAATTACGACCCGATTAACCGCACCTATACGGGGCTATGGCAAGGTGGATTTAAATCAGCCTGGACGAATAATCCAGCATGGCTATTCCGGGCGCTGGTGAAAAGTAACCGTTTTGGCCTGGCAAGGCGTGCCGGCTATGTCGACATTGATGATGGCAGCCTGTACGTACTGTCCCAATTTTGTGATCAACTCGTTAACGATGGCTACGGCGGCAAAGAACCTCGCTTTACCCTGAATGCCTATATCACCGAGCAGAAGAGCGCTCGCGATATTTTGGACAGCATTGCCAGCATGTTTCGTGGGATCGCGTTATGGGACGGTATGCGCTTTTCTATCATGCTCGATCATCCGCAAGATCCTGTGATGGCGGTGACCAATGCCAATGTGGTTGACGGCCACTTTGCTTACAGCTCGATGAAGCGTTCCGAACGCTACAATGCCGTGGTCGTATCATGGACAGATCCCAATAACGGTTGGGAGCAGGTGAAAGAGTATGTGTCTGACGATCCGATGATAAGCAGCAGTGGCGCCTATAACGAAACCACCACTGAGGCCTTTGGCTGCACCTCACGCGGGCAGGCGTGGCGTACCGGTAAATGGCTGCTGGAAAGCTGCAAGCGCGAGGCCCGCAAAGTCACGTTCCAGATGGCCCGTGATGCTATCGGTTTTATGCCTGGTGACATTATCGAGCTGATGGATAATCGCCGTGCAGCGACCCGTTTAGGTGGCAG